GCACAAACAGCCCGGGCGTCACTTCCAGACTGCTATCGGCATCCGCGCTACGCGCCCAAACCGCCGCAGCCACCACGTAAGGGCCGTTGTCTTTGGCCACCGCCTGGTTTTTCACCAACACGCGATCACCGGCAACCAGGGCGACCCCATCAATGGTCTGAAGGCCGCTCAGCACCACAGGGGCGGTGGTTGCCACCCGAACCGAGTGCTTAAAGTCCTGCTTGCCCAGCTCCTCCAACACCTTTTGATCGACGTACTCCCGCACCCCCAACGTCTTTTGATCGACGTAGTCACGCGTCGCCAACACCACGCTCGGATCGATCTTAAGCGTGATGTTGCCGGTACTGGTGACAATGAAGTTCATCCGCACAATCTGCGTGCGGCCTGAACCTTGCGACAGGACCGGCTTGAAACTCGGCGCGCAGTTGGCCACCGCCACCAGATCGCCGTCGATGTCGTACAAACCAATTTCGCGAATCCACTTACCGCCTTCATCGGCCGGGATAATCTGCTCGGCGATCAGAACCGCCGGGTTGGCCGGGTCAGTCTTGAGCAGATTCAACGGCCGGCGGCGCCACTCGTTGATCAGCTGGGTTTGCGTTGCGCTGGGGATCGGGTCAGTGCCGTTGGCATCCCCCACGCCCATTTCGGTGATCTTCCAGGGAATGCCGAGCGCGTCGGCGTTCGCCTGTTTGGCCATCCCCACGTTTGTGAGGATCGCTAAAAACTGCGAATTCGCATCAATCATAATAAACGTCCAGGGTGTCTATGGAGTGTTCGCGGCCGACCACACCGAAGCGGCCCGTGACTTCAATGTCACGCATCACTGGCGGGTACACGTCGATTTCGTCGCCTTCGGAGAGGGAAACGGCAATGTTCAAAGCGCCTTGGGTTTCCAGGCTGATCGCCAGACCGGTCAGCTTGCGGCTGACGGGCTTGGCGTCATCGATCAGGCGATCCAGCTCCTGATACATTTCCTCGGTGATCCCGGTATCCAGCACCCCGACCCTGAGCGCGAAGGTGCCCGGCTCCCCATTAGGCACCGTGTTGAACCACTCGATGACTTCGACCAGGTAGCCCAGCGGCTCGACCACGCGGCGCAGAGCGCCGATCGTGCCCTTGCGGGCATGGATGTAATACGACGCCTTAATAGCCGCACGCTTGGTCGCCTCCGACCACCGATAATCCCATCGATCGACCGACCACGCCCACGCCAGGTGCGGCAGCAAGTGCACCGGGCAGGTGTCGGCGTTGTACAGGGTGCGCAGCGGAACAAGGGTTTTCTCATAGAACGCCGCCTCCAGGGCGCGCTCCAGTTGCGTGCTATTGCTCGGCAGTAAGCTGGTCATGTTGCCCCCGCCAGCACCACGTTCCACTCGGTGCAGTACGCCGCCTGCGCCTTGCTTGGGGCCAGATCAACCCACCCCGACAGTTCGACTCGGGACACGCCAGCGACATGCACCTGCGCGTCAATCGCCGAGCGCGCCACCTCCACCCCCAGACGCTTGCGCGGATTGACCCACTTCCCCAAGCGCGTACGGGCTTCCGCCAGACCGGCATCCGCCTCGGGGCCTGCGCTTTTCATGTGCAGAATGGCGTTGATTTGATAGCGAATAATCTCGGCGCTTTGCGCCGTCACGCGATCACCGAGCGGCCGCACGTCCTCATCATTGAGCCCCGCCGCCACCGTGGCCAACAACTCCGGCCCGGCCACGCCCTCACCCTCGGAACTCAGCACCGTTACCGTAACGCAAGCGGGCGACGGGCTTTCCGCCGAAGCATCGGCCACCAGCCCCGAGGCACTTCGCGCGTGCAGAATGTAGCTGTTACGCGGCCCCGCCGTGGTCAAGCCCTCAAAGGCCAACTGGATGCGCTCGCGGTAAGGGTCGTCCTGTTCCATGACCTTCGCCACCGGCGGCACCGCCAACAGATCCTCGGCCTGAACCACCAGGCGCGGCAGATTGAAGTTAGCCCCCAGGTGATCAAGGTCCGGGCCGATCGCATGGGCCAACAGCAGGGCCTTGGCGGCATCGTTGACCCGGGCCCGGTTGCCCACTTTGTTATACGCCCCGACCTCCAGCAGCTTGACCACGGGATCACTTTCCAGCGGCGCGCTCCAGTTGTCGCCCATGTGCCCGCGAAATGTCCCCAGGTCTTCCGCATAGACGTCTTCGAAGTCCAAAGGCTCCAGCACGTCCGGCGCCGGCAACGCCGACAAATCAACGATGCTCATACGCTCACCTCAAACAGAAAACGCTCGCCACGGTATTCGCCGGCAATGCCCAGATTGATTTGCCCGCCCAGCACCGAGATAGCACGGACGCGCTCGAGCTTGACGCGCGGCTCCCAGCGACTGATAGCCCGGACCGCCTCGGCTTGCACCGAGCTTTTCCAGCCCTCATTCACGGGCATGTCGACGTATAGGGGGATGTTGCTGCCGTACTCCGGCCGATGCCGGCGACTGCCCACCCGCGTGCCCAAGATGTCCGCGATGGACTGACGCAGATGCCCGATGCCGGAAATGGGTTGGCCGGTGTGGCGATCCATTCCGATCATCTACATCACTCCTTCAGCGGCGCGAATTCTTCGTTGCCCGTCAGGAACGCCAGGGCCTCGGCATCATCCGGCTGGACTTCCACCAGGCCTTTGGCCACCGGCAACTTGCGGGTGGATTTGGGAATAATCAGGGTGCGCGACGTGTACACCAGGTCGCGGAACTTCAGCAGCTCCGACACCGCACTAGGGGGCGCCAGCTCAGCGCTAACAGGCTTTTCGGTCTTAGCCATCGGGTTTCTCCAGGCATGAAAAAGCCCGCACTCGGCGGGCTGTCGTGGATTGAGATTAATGCGAGTGATGGTTGCTGTTACCACCGGTGTCGAGGATCTGGCCGGCACTGGTGATGTCCTTCGTTGCGTGTAACGTGCCGTCGATCAGCACCGCGCCGGTCAGCTTGATGGCCGTCGACTTGAGCGTGACTGAATCGGGTGTCAACGCCGCCTCGGTGCCGCCGACCTTGGCCGTCACGGCGCTATCCGTAACGACGACCTCGGTGCTGGCGACCTTGATCGTCACTGTGCCGCTGGGCAAGGTGATGGTGTAGCTCTTGGCCTGCCAGTCGTAGACCAGCGAGCCGCCATCGTCGAAGCGCCAGACCTCCACATGATCGCGATTGTCCGGCTGAGCCCCGGCATCCCCGTACAACCCTGGGATAAAGGTGCCGATGCCGGCCTGACCACTGGGACTAAACAACGCCCCCTGCTCGTGCAGTGACGGCGATCGCCAGTGCCTGGCCTTACCGGCCGCCAAGCTGTGCCAGCGCACCCAGGCGCTGGTCCATTCGCCATTGCTCACCCGCACCTTGCCCGCCACCAGATCCACACCGACCACCGCACACGGCATCAGCATGGCCGCAATCATGCGGTCATGCTCGGCACTGGCGTAACTCACGGCAGATCCTCCGGGCTAACAGGTCCATCGCCGGGCTCGATGTCAAACACCAAGGAACCCGGCGGCTCGTCTGGCCACGGCCATTCCAGCTCACCGACCTCAAAGGCCTGCGTCCACTGGATCGACCACATGACGAACTGTTCAAGCTCCAGCGTCGGCTCTTCCGGCTGCGCGTGAATGTTCTCCGGCACACCGGTGACAAACTCCAAACCCCACACTTGGTTATGCAGGATCACCGCCATCTGAGCGGCCAGAATGGCCGCCTGAAGCGACGCCTTGTCGCGCGTCGCTTCGACCAGAATGCAGGACTGAAAACGGCCGATCAGTGCGGTTTTACCCTCGCCGCGATCCACCCCCTGCCCCATGTCCGTCAGGCCGTACAACAGCGCCGGCGTTTTGACCTCGGCGCCCAACTCAGGGAACGCCTCGACGTGCAGCACCTTGGGCAATCGCGCCGTCAGTGTTTGGGTGATCGCGTTATGTAATGTCGTCAGTTCGCTCATTGTTCACGCTCAACACTACGTCAACCATCCCAGCGCCGTCAGGCTTCAAGCGCGCGACCTTGTAGCGGCCGCCGCCCAGCTCGACCGGCAAGTCGATGGTAAGAAAGTCGCCCCTTTTGACGCCGACCACGTCGACCACCCGCGCGGTAAAGGTCGGCTCCAACACGGCATCCGTATTGATCGCCGCGCCCAACTTGATCGCCCCACTTCTGCCGCCGCCGATTTCGGCGCCGACAAAAGGGGAGGCAAACGCACCCGAGACGGGTCGCCCATCGGCGAGGGTCGCCGGATCGCCCAGGTGCCTCACCAGCAAGGCGTCCATGCGATCGGCAATAGCCCGAAAACGAGCGCCCGGCATTACTGAACGATCAGCACTTCGGCATAGCCGCCGACCGAATCGGTCAACAGCTTGCCGTAGGGGGCCGAATCAGCAGTACCGGCCGGCACCAGGGCGCCCGCCTTGACGCTGGCCTTCATGCCAGCTTTCAGCGCGGCATCCGCCGGAACGCTCCAGTTGCCCCCGGTGCGGTACACGATCAGCGTGCTTTTGGGGCCGCTCTGCAAGGGCATGACGGCCAGATCGTTGATCACCTGAGGGATGCCAGCGGCAGAGCCGCCAGTGGGGGCCGGCAAAGTGACGGTTTCGCCAGTGCTTACATAGTTGGTGGACATATACTTTTTCCCTATCCAAAAACAACAAACCCCGCACTTGGCGGGGCTTTGAGATGGCCGGCGAGTTACGCGCCGACGGACTTGTTCAGGCCGCGAGTGTCGAGCGCGGACACGCCCGCATCGATCCGAACCTTGGTGGCGATACCGTCGCTGGTGAAGCCTTCCATTTGATCGATGTACGGCACGTCAACGCCATCCAGATAGGCCACTTCGATAGTGTCGCTACCTTGCTTCGCGGCCAGATACCAAGCCGACGACGAATTGTCGTCCAGACGCGGCTCGCCGATCACCTGGGCGAAGTTCTGGATCGGGTTGACCACGCCGGCGTTGACTTGGGCGGTCGGCACCGACGTCGAGCGGATCAACTGGTTGGCCTGATCTTCCAGCGCGACCGGGCACAACAGGTACGCGGGACGCACATTCAGTGTGCGGGTTTTTTCGCCTTCTTTGGCAGGCTTGCCCTTCTGCAACGCCATGGCGGTTTTTGCCGCGCTCATGGCCGCGATCGACAGCTTGGAATCGGCCCCGGTGAACAGGTTTTTACGCGTGGCGTCGAACAGCGGTTTGCCGTCCTTCATCTTGCCGTTGTTGATCAAGGTGTCATACACCAGATCACCGATGGTGGCGCGCGCGGCGGCACCCATCAGGCGCGGGATCGCGCTCAGGGCGTCGAGGTCGTCGTTAATGATCGCCTGACGATTGATGCTGAAGATTTCACCGTAGGTGGCCAGACGGATCGTCTCGCCGGTGTCGCCGAGGGTGATGTACTTGTATTCAGCACCCGGGCGAACTTCACGCAGGGTCGACATCGAACCCAGGCCGACGCGGTTAGCCACCTTGAAGTCGCTCAAACGGCCTTGGCGAGTCCACAGGTGATAGGTTTCCTCGGCATCCTCCCAGCCAGCCAACAGCGAACGGTGCGAGGCATCGAGCAGGATGTTGCCGAAGTCGCTGGTATCGTGGGTAAACGCCAGACCGACCATGTCCATTGGGCGCAGGGTCGCCACGCCAACGCCGCGATCAGCCAGGGAAGCCCGGGCCAGTTCACGCAGGGTCATGTGGTTGTATGCGTTGTCCGCTTGGTTTTCTTCCATGCCGAGGCGACCAAACAGCGAAGCCCGCACCGAATCGCCGACCAGATTGCCGTTGTTGATATGTCCCTGATGTCGCGGACTCGCGACTGGGGTGGTCTGCGCGCCCATCGCCGCCAGCAGTTGCTCGCGTGCCTGGGCAACGGTGCAATTGACATCATCCTGGCAGGTCCGCAGCAACGACGCATGGGCTTCGCCGAAGGAACCAAAGGCCGCTTGGATGCCGCCGCGACGAGCGACATCGTCCGCCAGCGCCTGGGCGCGAATCTGGTCAGCCGTCAGATTGGCCGGAGCGGGTGCTGGAGCTGGAGCGGGTGCCGGCAGAGTGACCGAGCCGCGCGGGGTCAACAGTTGTTTAAAAGCTTCTGGCATGTTGGTGAACTCCTGCATGCGTTGCGATTTGATGTGAGCGAAGGCCTTGAGCGGCTCAAGGATTTTGTCTGCGAAGCCAGCCTCTACCGCCTCGCTGCCGAACATCCACGTTTCTGCGTCAAGCAAGGCGTGGATTTCCTCGGCGGTCTTGCCGGTCTTGGCGACATACGCCTGGACCAGCGAGCCCTCTACCTGATCGAGTAATTCGGCGTAACGCCGCATATCCTCGGCGTCACCACCCTGAATCCCCCAGGGCTTGTGGATCATGATCGCGGCGTTTTCCGGGATGCTGACCGTGTTAGCCGCCATCAGGATCACGCTGCCCATGGACGCCGCGAGTGCTCCCACCGTCCCGTCAATGTTGGCCGGGTGATGTTTGAGCATGTTGTAAATGGCGATCCCCTCGAACACTTCACCGCCCGGGGAATTCACGTACATGTTGATTTGTGACACGTCACCGAGGGCCTTGAGGTCTTTGGCGAATTGCTTGGCCGTGATGCCCCATGCGCCAATCTCACCCTCAATGCGCAGCTCGCCGATGCTGGCCGACAGCGCGCGCATCGTGTACCAGCTTTCGCCGGCCTCAGTCGCCGCTGTTATCGCGCCCCGTGGCCGCATCAGCGGTTCGTTGTTTTTCGTCATCATTGGGCTGATTCTTCCCGTAGATTTGGTGGTAGTAGTCCGAACTGAATACCAGCCCGGCCTCGCGGTTCGCGGCGACTTCCGCCGCGCGCGACGCCTTGAGTTCTGTAGGGTTGCGCTGCCGCGAGCGGACCACCTCGGCCTCATCGGAGAAACCGGCCTCAACCAGAAGCTTCCACGCCGTGGCCTCATGCACCGGGTTGATCCAGGGCATCACCGGGCCTTGATAGAACGCGCCGTAGATCGTTCGCGGATCTACCTCAGCGGGCACGACCAATTGGCCGCTCATGATCGCCATGCGCAGCCATTCGCGATAAACGGGACGGCACCAGCCGTCGATAAACTCGTGCTGAAGCAAGTCATAACCCAACTGCCCCTCGACCAGCTCCTGACGCTGGGCCGAATAGGTGCCGTCGTAACTGCGCGCCACACTGGAGTAGGTGCTGCGCGTACCAGCCGCCACCGCCTTGAGCTGACCATTGCGGAACCCCTCAAGAAACGGATTCGGCCGGTTGCTTTCAATCATCCCGATGTCTTCACCGGGCAACAGCGTGTCGATCACGATGCCCGGCGCGATCGGGAATGTTCGTTCGGCCCGAGCTTCACCATTGGCCGGAGGGACGAAGTCGTCAGGCAAGCCCTTTTTGATGTACATGGCCAACGCCGCGCTGATGCGCGCCGCGACCCGCTCGCTTTCCTCGTAGTCCTTGATGTCCGCCAAACGGATCAGCACCGCATGCATTAGCGGCTGGCCACGGTTCTGCCCAATGCGTTTACGGTGCGCGATGTGAATCATCTGCTCGACCGGCACGCGCTTGGTTTTCTGCGCCAGATTCCCACCTAAATCCCCGGGATGGGTCTTCAGCAGGTGATACGCCCGAACACGGCGCCAAGAGTTGCGTTCGACGCCTTGGACGATGCCCTTTGAAAAGTCCGTGTATTCAATCGGGAGGTAGTCCGGCTCCAGCAACTCCAGGGCAAACGGCACGCCGTGCAGATGCTCATAGCCGGGCACCTTGCCCATCAGCTTCTGCGCCAAAGCCTCGCCATCGCGTAGCCAGGTGCGACACACCAGGCGTTCCATTTGCGGCCGACTCAGCTCCCCTGACGACTCAGGCTTGAGCGACCATTCACTCCATAGCGCCTTGACCGCGGCCGCGAAAACTACGTGAATACTGCCGTCATAGCCCAACGGAATGGGCTCTACCGCAATACCTGGGCCGCCCACCACTCGTTCCTCCAAGCGGTCAAACAGGCCAGTGACAATGTCGTGATCTTCATCCAGCTTGCGGCACTGCTCACGCAGTGATTTCAGCGTGCGATTCAGCGAACCGTCGGCACTGCGCGCTTGTTTCTTGGCCTTGTGCGTGCGAGTCACCGTGGCCGCTTCAAAAGCCATGATCACGTTCCGCGCCCGCAGACGCTCGGCGACCATTCCGGGAAAGAGTGGCGCCAGGGCTTTATCGAGCAGGTTCAATCGAACGTCGCCAGGGAATGCCCCGGACGCCCCCTGCGCTGCTCTTGAGCCAAACGCCGCTCCCACTTCTCACGATTGGCGGTGATATCCCGCAATTCGACCATCACCGTTTTGCGGTCTTTGAATCCCATTTCCTTGGCAAGCAAAACGGCTTTCTCGGCCTCAATGTAGAGGTCGACCATTTCCTGGGCGCTTACACCAGCCATGCGCTCGCTCCTGTTTCAACCCAGCCGCCGGCGGCAGGCTGGTGGTCTGGTTGGGGTTGGATCGGCACCGGGGCCGGCTCAGGCTCAGGCTCGACGGCCGGGGCTTGTGGTTCGTTGTGATCGTCCGACTCATCCGAGTCGTCCGGCTCGTCTGGAACCTCCCAAACGCCGGTTGCCGCGTTCTGTCTGGCCAGATACTCAAGATCAAAGCCGAATTTTTCCTGACAGATGCGCAGCGCCGCCAAGGCGTACACAAAGCAGTCGAGCGCCTCGTTGCGCTTCTTGCTGGCATCCCAGCGAAGCACGCGGCGCCCTCGGGCCATGATCCATTTCTTGGTTTCACTGGTGATCTGCTTCAGCTCGTCGCCGTCGCAGATCAGGTCGTCGGCAGGAAAATGCACCAGACCCGGTACCGGACGATTGCCGTCCGGCTGTAGCTTGAGGCGGTTGTAGATCACCTCTTTGGCGTTGTCGGTACCGACCTCGGTTAAGTAGGTCTTGGACTTCTTTTCCTTGCGTCGCGGGAAGCTCGCAATCGGCTTGCCGTAGATGCTGGCCCCGAAAATCGGGATCACCCAATGCACGCCATGCTTGCGGCTTTCGGCCCGAACATCGTCCGAGTGGTGACCGCCGGAGTCCCAGCACCAGCGCTCGACCCGCATCACCGCACCGTCAGAACGGGTAAACATCCGGTGCAGTTCACGCCCCACCTTGCGCTTGAGAACCGCACTCGACGGATCACCAGTAAGAATCTTGCGCTCAATCAACCACGCTTCTTCTCCAGCGCCCCAGCCCCACACCCGCAATTCATAACGGTCGTCTTGGGTATCCACCCCACCGGTCAGCACAACAACACCCGCCGGCACCTGGGCGGGGTAGACCTCACGTCGGGCGTGCAGCAATTCCCAATCGACCTTCTCGGTCTGGTCTTCTTCCCACGTCTCGCCCAACGTGGTGTTGGTAAACGTCTTGAGCTTGCCCCGATCCTTGCCGGCCTTGACGCGCTCGTCGGCGATCTTCACCCAGGTGGTGAAAGTCGAATACGCCGTCCAGATATGGAACGTGAGCCGGCGCGGCGTGCGCATCGGCGCATCATCCGCCTCGAACCACTCGATGCTGTCACGCGTCCAGATGCCGGTTTTCTCGCAGATGTAGCGGCCTGATCGTGACGCCTCGATCATCTCGTGATGTTCGAACGTGCAGCCGTTACCGGACTCGCACAGATACCAGGCCTTGATAACCTCGCCGCGCTCATCTTTCAGCCACTTGATGCCAAGCGGCTCATCTGGCCCGCCCCACTTCAGCGTCTGCTCAGTGCGACAGTGCGGGCAGCGAATGTGAAAGCGCATCAGGTAGGCCGATTCCTCGGCCGCCCGGGTGATCTGGCAGGTTCCAGCCAGCTTGGGCGTGGAGCCGCGAATCGACTTGGGGTAGGTCGCCCCCTCAAGGCGTTTATCGCCAAGGAACGTCGGCGAACCCTCGCCGTCGATGTCCTCATCGAAGTTCGACAGCTCGTCGTAACCGACCTCGTCCGGGCTTTTCTCCCGGTAGTTACCGCCGGCTGTACCGCCCAGCCACCACAGAACCTTGCGGTTCTCGAAAACCTTGGATTCTTGGGTGTTGTCGCCGTGTTTTTTTCCGCACCAGGGCGCCAGTGCCTTGATCACCGGCACGTCGCGAATCATCGGATCGACGTGCTTTTTCATGATGTCTTTAGCGTCGTCGTCGGTCGGACTCCACATGCAGACGCTGCGCTTTTTGTGTTCGATCTTGTAGGCGATGTTCGCCACCAACATCTTGGTGTAGCCAACCCGCGCCGACTTCAGCAGGTTCAGTTCTTCGATCAGGTCGTTGCCCATGGCATTCAGCAAGGGCACCTGAAACGCCTCGGTCGTCCACTTACCTTCGCCGTAGGACGACTCAGACGACATGTAGAAATACTTGTCTGCCCACTCGACCGCCGTCAGGGGGGCATCTTTTTGAAGGCTCTTCAGCCCGCGCCGGACAGCGTCAACCAGTGGCCTCATCCAAGGAGGCGATGTACTCATCCAAAAGCTCCGGTATGCGGTCAGCCAATCCGACAGCAGCGTTACGCGTAACGGCAATCTCGATCTCGACTGCATCAAGGTGACGCACGGCGATATCGGGGTGCTTACGCTTTACGCTTTTGGGGATGGTGTTAAGGGTTGAGGCCAACTGCGCCGACAGGCTGGATAAGGCAAAAATCATAAAACCGACCGGGACCAGCTCCTTGTCTCCAACCTTGTTTTTGCGTGCCTGGGCGTCGGCCTGCTCTCGGGTCAGCCGCAGTCGCTCGCAATCGATCTTGTAACCAATGAGCGGGTCGACTTCTTCGGAGCCGGGTTGCTGCTTTCCACCCTGATGCTTCAGGCGGTTATCAATCACCGACCGGACGTCGTAAAACGACTCGCGGCCGATCTTGGCAACCGCCACAACCCCCCATTTGTCGAAGGCTTGCGTCGTAATACCCAAGCTGTCAGCCATGCGGGATTTGTTCAGCCATTCAGGCTTACGGGTTATCGATGGATTAGCCATAACTACACAACAACCAACCTCTGGAAATGGGTCATACATAGCGAAGAAGCGGGGCCCGAATTACCCCCTATGGGGGTGGGGTCTGGGAGTACCTTTGGGTTTACCCCCCGCCCCCCTGTAAAGCGGAAATCGCACGAAAAGCGGTCCTTTTTTCTACATTTCGCAGCCTCGACGCCCAGTCACCGCGCCGTCGCCTGAGCATCGGCGAATGCCTGCGCAACCTCAGCCGAGTGATGGGCCTTTACGATGTTCTCGGCGATCTTGAAGAACGGGAAAATGGTGCGGTAACGAGGCGCCGAGGCACTGAAGACAAAGACTGGACGGACTTCATCGCCCTTGGTTTTGCGCTCCCATACCGCCCGAGTGCCATCGACCTCACTGGAGAAGAACCGATGGGCATTGCCCTTGCGCTGACTTCGGGCGCTGCCACTGGCATTGGCCTGATAGCCCGATCGTGTCTCGGCCGCGCCCAAGCCCGACAGGATCCTGGTCATGGTGCCGCGTGACACGTTGCCGTACTGATTCATGAATGGTGCAGTGGGCACCGCGTACTCGCCGGCCTGCATGATGCCGCGAGCGATCAATGCCTTTTCAAAACGCTTATGGGGGCGGAGGCCTCCACTGACGGCCTGTTGCAGGTAGGCGTCCGCCGGAACACCTGAAACCCAAGAGTCCTTGAAGTACACCTCTGCAGGTTTGCCCTTGCGGGCCATCTTTACAAACAGGCTATTCATCGTGGTCGGGGTCGGCCGATCAAGCCGGGCTTTCATCACCGGCAGCATGCCTTTCTTGACGCGATGAGCCAGTCGGGTCGCTGCAAGCATCTGCACATACGGCAACTGTCGCTGCTCGATATCATCCAGTTCCCAAAGAAGCGGAGCTGAGTCCAATCCAAAGCCTACTTTGAACACTGGATCGCCCTCCCTCAATCAAGGCCTTACTGATCGCGCACATTGCTCGTTGTCGATGGGCTGCTAACACCTGCCTTCCTTGCCAAAAACTGCGTGTAGAGGCCGCCCGCAACATCAGCACCAATAACCGCGATGACTATGCCGAGTCCTGCTGCAAGGTACAGGTTGTTCCAAAGGGCCATTGCGAGCAGCAACGTGGCCATACCCAACAGACCAGATGCCAGAAAGCGCAAAGCCACGCGCTGCAGGATCTGACGCAGTCCAAGATCGCTACCTGATGCCCTCAGCATCTCCCCAGACAAACCCGCCATGCTTAACAGTATCAACAGCCAAAGGGGTACATCGGTGAGAGCTTGATGCTCCGTACTCATCTGTAGTCCTCAAATAGGTTCGGCCTCCATGTCACTGTCATCCGCGCAGAGCAAAGAGCCAGGCATGGGGCCGAAAACGAAAAAGCCCCGCTCAATGGCGAGGCTTACATGTAGGCACAAAAAAACCGACTCGATGGCCGGTTTATTGAAGCGTCTCGCTGCGTTCACAGCAATACACGCTGCTATAGAAACACAGCTATTCCGCGCGGAAAACACTTTTTTCGCCTTCGGATGACTATCTCGCTTTTTTAACGAAAATGCATGCTTACCAAGTAACGGATATTTCAGAGGTTTGAGAAAGATTACATTGATCCTAAATTCATTCCTTCCTCACGTAAAAGCTTTAGAAATGTTGCATATCTAAGAGTATAGCTTTTTTTAACGTACAAATTTAATTCGATCATCAATCGCATCTTGAAAACTAATGATAACAGCCTATCAGGATAGGACTTCTGTAAATAATTTTTTACCAGCAGCCCGCCTGTCACTCCAGCAATACTTTCTTCGACAAACCCAAGCTTTCTCCAGCCTGATATTTGATCAATATAGCGCACTGTAGAAACATCACGAGGGTCAGTTGAACTTCGAAGTTTCTCCAGCGCGGTGACATCAACACCCCCTTCAACATCAACACAAAGCTTATTAAGCGACTGTTTACCACACGCACACGACCAATCCCAATAATACTTAGTCCTCGTATCACCTAAGCCGCAAGCCAAGTCAGCAGTATTGCTATGCGAGTAAATCAAAGTTTTGAGAGATGGACATTTATTAAAATCATCCGGATCGGTCAAGAACCCTCCAAAGCACTCCTCATGGTGAAACTCATCAACTCTATCATACGAGACAGGCCCCGCCTGAGCGCAAACACTCGACCCACATATAAAGCTTACTTGCGCAGGACTTAAATTGTGGACACCACACTGAGAACGACGACTTTTCGAATAAAGATTAAAGACCTGAGGTGCGTAGGCGCGCCCAACACCTTCCAAATCCAAGCGTGTGATTACTTTTCCACCAACGATGTCTCGATTGCACGCTTTAGGAAAAATGGTAGAAACGCCCTCTGTCGGAGCATCGATCTTACAACTCTTATTAGAAAAAACACAATTATTGTAGTGCATTATTGAATCAAAGTCATACTCAGTCACCACTGATACATCTCTAATGGAAAACTGAAGTTCACTTCCCGAAACAATATTTTGAGTCAATATCGAAACAAATGTATCTCTATCTGGCCGCTGTTGCTCATGAATCAAACCAAAAGCATGTCCTATTTCATGCTGTAGAACGTCTGAATAATCCCAATGTTTGGTATATACAAATAAATCCTGTGCATTATTACCGCCCCTCATTCCGACTGCTGAACAACTGGTATAAGCACCTGAGCATCTCTCTCCATTATGACTAGCCACACGCACAAAATTTGTTTCACCGTTACGCGCAACACATGACACGGATGTATTAACTGTCCAGGCTCCACATGCTTGAACAAACTTGCCTCTTTGATCAGCGGTCAAAGAAGCATCAAACTCATATATCAATTTTCCATCGGGCCACAGTTGCGCAATCAAACCTGACTTTTCGAGCGCATCGGAGTAGTAAATTACGTCCCCACTAAATATTATTCCTTCAGAGTTAGCGCCACCTATCTGTCCAATTTGCTTTTCAGTTAGTGGTGTACTATCAGACGCACCAAAGGTCGCACCAACAGCTAATTGCCAATTACAGACAATGAGCGCGCACATAAAAAACAGGATGTGCGCTGCAGCCCTCAACGGGCTGTTAAATAGGTGAAACACCACCGGCTCCCGGGCACCGCATCAAAATATTTACAACATATACCTGTCTGCGTTGGTTTTGCTGAATGGGTTGACAGTCCACACATGCATCGCCGATGACTAAACCGAGCGCTACAGAAGGACCGCCGGAAATTGAAATCGCTTTACACCCCTTAGCCTCCGATGAGGCCAACTGACGCTGTGCCATTTGCACCGCGTCACTATTACTCTTATCTGACTCCGAGGAGATAATTTGAGTGTTCGTCGCACACCCTTGCAGCTGCGATAGCAACAGCATACTAATACCGACGACTATAGACTTAGGACCATGCAGGTTGACCATAGATCACCTTCCCTTTCCATCGAAGCCACTCGCACAAAAACTAATAAAAGCCTATTAGAGGAACCTCATACCGTCAAGCTTACTATACACACATAATTAATATTCTCAGAAAAGGCAGTTCCTATAAAACTACAAACACCTTTTATCCAGCCGATTAGCATTGCGGAATGCAAAATATTAATTACGTGCTAAAATGCGCAAAAAATTAACAAAATACTTCTGTTACTATCGACTCATGCGATCTCTCTCATCAGATTAATTGCGCAATCAATCCATGCTCCGCCGGCTCTCACCAACTCCCTCGCCTTACCTTCACTTATTCCGTAGTGCTTTCCTACTCGAACCATAGGCCATTTCACCCCGTAATAAAGCCAGAGAACATCGCCCATTTGCTGGTCCCGACGCGAGAGATTGGCTAGAGCTCTATCGATTGCAAGCGCCCACTCGTCGGTAATGCTGTAGTTTTTACTCGTCGTCGGTTGCGACACAGCTTGACGCATCAGGGTCAAGCTCGGCGATGTGCAACTAGGCATTCCCATCCCATCCAAACGCCACCATCCCCACTGTTCTAGCAAATATTCCGTATCACCCAACGGTCGGCCTGCTGGCTTACGAATCATCATGCTTTCAATCCCCTGTGTAATTTGTGCCGCCCG